TGAAGATGATGCTGCGAATGGTCTGATGAGTAATGCCGTCGCCTTGTAGAACACGAACATTGTTCAGAACCTTGTAGCCCTTGCTGTTGACTGTGTGACCAAAGTGCTGATCAAGAATCCTCAAGCACTTGCAAACCACTTCTGCAGGATCACCCGAGTCAGGACGAACAACAAGAGTAGCGCCCGAATCTAGCACATCCTGCTTGAGTTCAGTGCCCCACAGACGGCATGCCTCGTAGATGTTATAGCTATCCGAAACTGCGGAAACAATACCACCAGGCTTGCCAGTCTTCTTGACCATGTTACGATAAGAGTCAACCTCGTTCTCACGGCCCCAGCTAGTTACAGTTGAATGTTCCATAGCAGGAACACTGAAACCCACGATGCCAGCATTGTAATAGCGGCGAGCGACAAGTAGTGCTTCGACAGTATCGGTGCCCATGAAGTTAACCAAGTGCGCGGCCCCACCAATACCAGCAGACTCACGGCTAGAAACACCACGAGCGCCAAAGTCGTGAAGCTTAAAGCTAATATCTTCTGGAGTACCAGTACGTTCAAGTGCATCAAGAATTACCTTTTTAATTTCGCGGCTATTAGTAGCCACGGTTGTAGGATACCAAATTGCACGAAGCAATGCGGTTTCAAGGAACGAAGTCAACCAATAGCAGTTGGGATCTGTGTTCTCAATGGAAGCCAGAATGTTCTTAACAGGAACAACTGTGCCTTCAGGAACTGCTTTGATACGGACAGGCAGATAGCCGCCATGTTCAAGAAGGATGTATTCCCAGCCTTCGCGATTGAAGGGCTCGCCGTGTGCAAGAATAATTTCTTCTGCTTCATCGATCATTTCCTGTGTAATAGGCTGCAACAGGTATTCTTTGATGAATGCTTGGAGTCCGAAAAACACAGTTTCGTCATAATGACCGCCGCGACTTTCAATGTAGCTGTAAATCGCAGTCGTGTTAGGAGGGTATTGCACCCATTGTGAAAATTTATATGAGTCAGAATTCAAAATTAAGTTGTGTGTCATGATAAAACTCCTTTATCTTTAAAAATGCCAGTTGTCTATCAACTGGACTTATGCATGTATTATACTAAAAATGTCAGTGTGTGTCAAGTGATGCCTGCTAAAATATTCTTTAAATGTTCTTGATCAGCCCACTTCTTCTCTTGATCAATACGGATTTTTAGGTAGTTGCGGATTGTATCTCGTTCTTGCCAGATGAAATCCTCATATCGGCGCAGATATTTAGAACACCCATCACAGCCATAAACAAACTGCTGTCCGATAAACTCAAAATGACCTACGCTATCGCAATCGTGATGATGTTTAACTTGATAGTTACCTTCAGAAGTTTCTTTGGGAAACTCAACATTGTCCTCCCAATCATAACGGTACCTAGAATCAACGGCGTAATGTTGTATGCCACAGCGACATTCTACATAAACTCCTCCGTATGCGCGTTCCTGAGCATCATAGAACATTTCACTGGTGATACCATCATTAGGAAGCGTATATTGCATCATTCAATTCCAAAATAATTAATAGATTACTCGATGAACAAGTGACATTTTCTGTTCACCTGTCCATTCTTTTAGATATGGATTTTCTCGATCACATAGTGGAATAATTTCTGCATCGGTGATTTCACGAATGGAAAATATATTCTCATCAATATGATTCTGTGAAAATTCTTCCACTTCATTCATCACTACGGTGTCGGCCGCATGATCTTCATGTTCACATTCAATCACATAGGTGTGCCTAAACATTGAAATGGTTTCTACTAAAAATTTCTTCATCATTGTACCTCCTTAAAGTAATCCAGACAACTCGCGCATTCTTCTTGTGTTGAAAAATGATCTTGTTTCGGCTAACATCATTCCACTTTCAGATAACACAAATTGATATCGTTCGTATGAATTATCACCTGCTCGATAAAATCTATCAAGATCGTCCACTGTTTTCATAGTTATAAGACTATTTCCTGGCGCAGAACTGTCATAAACTGACACAGTGTGACCTATTGATAGTAAACGTTTCCACAGATCATATCCAGAATCAGAAAGTTTCTTATCGCTCATAAAGCGAATAGAAACATTTGTGTTTTGTAAAACAACGTTATATAAATCACTGGCATGCATCTTTGATTCTGCAGGTTTTCCAATAGCATTAACAGTCAGTGATTGGGGAGCAACTGAAAGTTCACATGCAATATCAATTTCCCCATCAGTCTCGTGCCAGTAAAAAGCCGTTTGTGAACCAATGATTCTTTTATAGCCATTGGGCAATTGTTCAGGATCAACTTCGAACATTATTAGACCGGTTGTAGAAAAATATATTCTTGGTGTTGCATCGCGCGGTGCTGGAGAAAAAAATCCATGTCCAATTTTACCAACACCGACTGGCATCTCTGTCAGCCATGAATCAATAAAATCTTGTCTACTGTCCGACACTATTTAAATTCCACTAGAGTAACTTTGCCATGCTGTGCAGATACCGTTTCAGCAAAGTCTTCCAACATAGCAACGATGAGTTCCTTGTTACCGCCAGCTAAACCGCAGCCTATATATGGAAATCCAATCCTGAAGGGACCATATTCATGAGCAAACTTCTTGAGAATGACTTCAAATGAAGCATACTCAAAATGGTCAACACCTCGTGGTGTAAACATAACTTGAGTATATGCGTTGACAATTAGAAAGTTATGCTCACCCTTTACCAAATGAGCAGAATAGTTTCCTAGCTTTTGAACTTGACTATTCGTATCATCTTGAAGTTTAAGTGAGTATGCAGTGTCAGCTTCGTATGCTTCTGGATAGCGTTGACGAATCTCTGCTGCAATACCAGAACCCATAGTGTTCATACAATTGCAACCATGCACAATTACATCAAATAAGCCTTGTTCTGCCATGTCGATAAGATTACCCGAGGCATGAATTAACTTAGTCATCGTATTCACCGACAGTATCTACAATGTAATTCATATTAGGCTCGGACGAGGAAGTTTTTACACGATCAAGCTGTGCGGTCAATGATTCTAAGTCATTTGACGCATAGCGAACAACATAGTCAATGTGCTCTTCGTCAGTCCACCTTCTTAACTCGTATCTCATATCAGTATCCTCTCATCTTTTTCATAGCATCATATACTCTAGGATGCACGGTGTGAACATCTTTAGTGTAAACACGATTATAATGATCTTGCCAATGTTCTGCAACTTTAAATTCGCCAGGAACATAAAAATCTGCAGGAGCTCGGTGCAGCTGGCGGGCAAGTTCAACCACCCAATCTTCTTTATCAGGCCGGGCAATGTGGCAGTATGCATTGCTTACGCCGCAATATCCTTGCTTAACTAATTCACCGGCAGTGGTAAACACTAACAGATCATCGACTTCTTGAGTGTTGGGACCATAGGTGATGTCGGTTAAACGAATCTTAGTCTTGCGCATGAAATTAGTCATTACCATCTCCCTAATAGAATCACGATTACACCTATTAACGGTCCGGCACCTAGTAATAGTTGCATCATATCCATACCTGTCAATTCTTGGATCTTTTTAGAGATTTTCATGAGAACCTCTCCAAAAACCGAGCCTTGGTTTCCGCATCAGGAAACTTAAAAGTATGATACAATGCCATGGGCGATGCATCACCTAGGAAACGACAATAGTTATCCGTTAACCAGTCCTCAATCTCAAAATAATCATCAACTCCGCCTACATAGACTTCGACAGTATTGCAATCACAAGAAGGAAACGTGTAAAGATCAAACATTATGCAATCTCCTGAATAGAAACAACAGCACTGTCATACTCTGCTGTGCCACGGTGTTCGTCCTCAAGTAGATCCTTAATAACCATGGCGATGCAGTTCTCAGGAGTGGGGTCTTTTACAAAACCCCACTTTTTGCAATTCTTCATGAGTTCTTCAATACTGACAAGATCATCGTCAAACTTCATGTCAAACTCAATAACAGCACGAATACGCATAATCAAAGTCCCAAGAAATATTGCACTATCGCAAAGTGATCGTCAAAGAACTGATCCTCGCGAAGTTCACTAATCGGAACCCACTTTGCCTTTTCAGCATCGTCTGCACCCTTGACACGAGGCAGTTCAACGGCGTCTGGTAGCTTGATATGATATGCCTGAGTAATTACTCGACCAATCGTTGAGCGGTAAGGATCGTCAAACGTGCGATTTGCTACAATGTTGCCACGAAGCACAGCTTCAGGAACCTTGATTTTGGTTTCTTCACGCAGTTCACGAATGGCACCATCAAGCTGCTTTTCGAACTCGTTCAAGTGACCACCCGGCAATGCCCACAGACCCTTACCCGGTTCCGATCGACGCTTCACAAGAAGAATGTGACCGCTCTGTTCAACAACACTGTCAACAGTGGCATGCTTTACAGGATAGGGCGAAACTTCCCACTGCTTCTTGTAATCGCGGACAAACTGGAGTTCACTGTTAAGTTGAGTGAAAGCATCAGTGTTCTTGAAATCCTTTAGAAACTTGATAACGTTCTTAGGAAGCCATTTGCTAATGAAACCACTATTCTCAAGAAAGTATTCACGAATAGCAGTAGCGTGAACATCGGCTTCAATAGCAACATTGATGGACTTGTACTGCGGGAACATCTTGAGGTAGTAGCTAGTGTTGTCCTTGCTAGCACCGATCAAGCCGACCTTAGCATCGTTATAACCCGAAGCAATAAAGCCGCTTGGGTTGATAACTTCAAGCGTAGTGTCCTTGACAACATCCTGAACCTGCTTGATCCAAGCAGCATCGTTGTACGTCTTGTCATAGAGAGGCTTGATGATGAGACGATTCTGTTCGCCACTCATGAAATCAAACGAGTCGCGGACCATCTGCTTACGTTCATCAAATGTGAACGGATTGCGGATCGTGCGGGCCTTGCCAGCCGAACCTACAAGAACCAATACATTTTTAGATTTTTCTAGCGCGATATCAATAATGCGCTTATGTTCGTTGTGAAAAGGCTGGAACCGCCCAACGAAGACCAATAGGTCAAAGTCTTTTTCATCAGTGTTATGTGTGGGATTAAGGGTCTTTACTTCGCGTTCGACGGGAAGACCATGTCCTTCATTAGGACGACCGCCTCGGGTATCATATTCCATTGCTACAAACTCCTTGTTAGCATTTTTAATAGCAAGTCTATCTCGCTATGTTTATTTATTATAGTATATTATAATGGATGTGTCAATGTGATATTTTTAAAACTTTAGCAAATTAAATGCCATTAAAACATCGCGCTTGTCTTCATCAATAGGATAAACGGCAATAGCAGTTTGTTCACCGGCATTGAGATCGGGCTCAATAAACGATTCGTATTTGAATCCAAAAGTTTGGAGAATTTTTTCAACAGCTTCAAGTGCCGCAAGATTACGAACGCCTATGCAAGTAAAATATGTATTGTTAGGATCTGCGTCCTTGCCTAGCTTAGATCCCAACTTATAGGCAACATGAGCCGTTTGAACGAGTTGATACTCCTTGAAGATGTCCTGGCGCGTGAAATAGTAACAATATTTTTTCATGATTGGATTTTAACACCTTGAATGGAGGTTGTCAATAAGAAAAATGGCCCGTTCTGTTGACGGGAGGGCCAGTCCCCGGAAATCATGCTGCTAGAGCAATATTAACTATTTGACATAAATAATGGTGTCAGTCACGGATGGCGGTCCTACTGACTCTAACACTAGCAAGGAGCATCAGCATGAATATTTATACAGGTTATATCTATCTTTGGTACGACACCAAAGCGAAATTCTTTTATCTAGGGGGCCATCAAGGAAAGGTAGAAGACTCTTATATCTGTTCTAGTAAAATGATGCTTCGTGCATATAAAAGGCGGCCAGATACTTTCAAGTTTAGAGTACTTGAATACATTAATGGAGACACCAAAACATTGCGGGCCGCTGAACAGCGTTGGCTAAACATGATCAAGGATACTGAATTATATTGGACACCGAATATCCATAACAATACAGTCAGATATTATAATCAGAAAAAATTATCTAGGGGAGGCAGTTGTAAAGGTCACACCAAAAATAGAACTAAACCGGGTTGGAATAAAGGTTATACTAAATCAGAAATTGAGTTGCGTAACCTAGGACTATTATCTTTTATTCCTCTTGACTATCCTAAGGCAAAAAGAAAATCAAAAAGCGGAACGGTTAAGATGGACAGACCTAAGATTCCTAAGGTAATAGTTACCAAAGAATGCCCAATTTGTGGCAAAGAGTTTGATACTTATAAAGAAAAACAAAAAACTTGTTCTAGAGCGTGCTCGGGAAAAATTGCGTGGCTCACTGGGACCGCAATCCCAGGATTTAAAAAAGGAAAGCAGGCCTGGAACAAAGGATTGCCTAATCCAACTGCTGCTGATAACGGCAGAAAAAGCAGAGAAAAACAGTCCAAAACCGTTACCGGAAGAACTCTTGCAACGGCCTCTGATGGGAAAAGATATTGGGTATATCCAGATAAATGAGGGTGTTTATTTGACAGAGTACACCCACAAACTCCGAATGATCGTTAGATCAAGCAGCAATTTCCATTACTGAAAGATCATTATCATTATGTGCAACAAAGTTGACATTTACAGTTTTGGCTTATATGCGGCCAACCAA